TTGGTTCACCAATAAATGCCCCTTGCATGGGTACGCATTCGCCTTGCATGGACATGGTTTCTTCGGACATTTGCCCAATTTCTCGAATTTCAATCATTGCCCCAATTACTTTGGTGCATTCATAAAAATCGATATTTGTTTGGTCATAACCCCACGAGCATTTGAAAATGTCGCCCACTTTTACATCATGCGGTGCATTGCGTTTGGCTTTCCATTCGGCCTTCAATTCAGCAGATTGCATGAAACCTCTAAGAGTTTGCTCAATTTGTTTGTGCAATGCCAATTCATCTTTGAATCGGTAATGCCAATCGGGTTTGGTGCGTTTCCCACCAAATGCCATTGCAATGATTTTTGGCCCATTTGATTGATAAACCTCAAACCCAAATCGTTCATCTTTGGCAATGAGTGCATAACCCTGTGGAATATGTCGCGTTTTCATGTGTAAAGCCTTTCAAAAAATTGATGAAACCCCAGGACAAAGCCCAGGCCAAAGGGCACAAAATGCCCTTCAGTCTGAAATTTAGTCGGTTTTATGCGGTTTCAGGGGTTTTGGATTCGAGGATTTTGGGTTTGTAGCACCACTCAGGGATTGATGCACCAGTGCCATCACGCATAGGCATCAAAACACCTACAAAATTGTCAACGCCGATATTGACAATGGCAGACTTATTGCCACGCTGGACAATCGAAATTGTCGGGTCTGCCCCTTTGCGAGTGTTTTTAATGTCACAAGCTGCCTGATGAAATGCCATCAAATATTCAGGGTTAAAACCCGATGGTTTTTCATCTTCAGAGTTCAAAACACTAGGTGTTACCCTGTCACAATCGGGAAAAGTACCATCAACGGCCTGGAATGTGTAAGTGTTATTGCCTGAAATGACGTTGATTTTCACTCCATCAACATCAAAGTGCAGCCATTCATCTCCAAGTTTTGCAGTACCGCAAAGGGTTTTCACCGCATCCAATGGCAGGATAACTTCAGCTTCAGGCATGGGTGCATTTAAGACCAACAATCTGCCAAGCATATGCCCATTCGTTGCTTCCAAGTATGTGCCCCTGGCATTTTGCACAATGTGGATGCCTTGCAAGTAATAGCGAATGTCTTTTGTCGCTGCAAAGCGGGAAATGGCTTTGAGTTCTTTTTTGAGAATTGAGAATTTCATATTAACACCTTTGAAGTGAAGCCCTGGAAAAGCCCAGGCCACAAACCCCTAAATTAAGGGCTTGCAGTCTGTAACTCTTAGATAAAAAGAATATCAAAGTAAGCCAAGGCAAGGGCTGCAAAGGCAAGGCCCAGGACAAGGACAAGGGCAAGATCGAGGATGGATTCACGCATGGTTAAGCCCCTTAAATCAAGCCCTGTGACTTGGAATAGTCGTATTGTTGTTGCGCCCACTTGTCAATCGAAACAATGTCTCGATCATATTGGACTTGTGTAATCTGGTTTGACAACAAATGTCGATCTAAGCGATCAATTGCCAATTCTACTTTGCGTTCAATTTGAGATTCGGTTAATGCTTGAAATTCCATTGTGACACCTATTGAGTTTTGATGATGAAATGATAGGGGCAAAATGCCCCCATGCAATTAGGACAAACCCTAGTTTTACAGTGGTTCAAAGCCCAGGCCAAACCCAGCATAACCCAAGGTTTCAGCCCCTGCAAACCATGTTTCCAGGTCATAGTCACTTGCAACATGATATTGATTGTCTTCAAACACAACCCAATAATCATTGGCGTTTTTCGTTGACAACTTAACGGCTGCTTGTGCTGCTTGTGCAAAAGTAGAAAATCCCATGTTGACACCTATTCAAAAGTCCCTGCAAAATCGCAGGCCACAAACCCCTGGAAAACAAGGGTTTGCAGTCTGTAATTTATTGGATTGGATCGGTTTGTGAAATGTGAAATACTGTAGTGGCCCTGCAAAACTTTTTGGGGTTTCCAGTATCTTTGTCTGTAGTGTCAATCCATGTGACACACTTAACGCCACTTTCACCCCTGCGGACTTGTCTTCCAAGTGCGCGCCATGCGTTATATGTGAAAACATTTTCCCTTGGCAGAATGTCCCCAGCGTTGATACCCTTAGCAGCAAAACCGCTATAAATCGCAGGGTAGTTTAAGAGTGAATCCCCAGCCTTTGCGCGTTGTAGAGATTCTAATGATTGTGCAATTTTATCCATTGTGACACCTATTAAAATTTGATTACAGAAAAGATAAACCACTGATGCGAAAGCATTTCCCCGATTCGGTTTCAATATCTACAGTGCCAAACTGATGCACTGCAAGGATAGTAACACGCTGCACTTTGCCAAAAATGTGCATGGTGCGCGTTTCACCCACAATGGGTTTACGCATGAATTGAATTTGGTTTGTATCGATTGTTTCCATGTGACACCTATTAAAGTTGATTGATTGAATCACTAGGTTTGCCTACCTAGTGCACTAATAATAACGCGCCCAGCCAGGGATTGATATAGGGATAAACCCTAGGTTTCCCCATTATTTATATGAGTACTTACCCTATGAATCATAATGTACTAAATAGGATAATGCTATCAAAGGCTTTGGGTTATTAGGGATTGACTATTAGGGTTTTTACTAGGTATGCCTAGAATGGTGCTTATGCAAAATATGCATAACCTTATTGAGAATGATTCTCATTTGCATCCAGGCTACTCAGGGTTTTCCCTATTAGGGTTTGTCCTATCAGGGTTTACCCTTACTCGTTTTCCCCTAAGTGTTTACCCTTAAGGGTTTACCCTGTGTTGTAGTGGTGCAACATTGTAGGGGGGGGAGGGGGTGGTTGGTGGTGAGAGAATTTTGTGGTGCTCCCCCCGTACACCAAAAGCCAATTTACCTTTTTTACCTAGGTTTACCTTGGACTTTGGTAAGGAAAGGAGTTAGCTTGGGCTTAGGGTAGTCTTGTCTTTAGCTGGATGACAAGTTTCATTTGGGCACGGAGTGGCTACCCGAGGTATGTCAGGTGCTTAAAAAGTTAGCAGATAGCTGCTTGGGTGTCTGCCACAGGGAGAGCCTACTTCTAGGCTTACTCTAAGTTCTCTACTTAGCTTCTCTGCGGTCATAACAGGGGTTTGCAGGTTCGCCCTCTGTTGAGTCGGGTAGCTGTACCGACACCCATTTGTTGACAATGTATTAGAAAAGAAAACCCTTGTCAAACGAATTTAAAGTCTTTTGAGCCTTCTTTCGTTCCTTGCGCTTTTGTTTTCTAATAGACAGTTGATTTGTAAGACCTTTCTTCTCCACTGCCAAACCAAGCGCAGCGTCTGAAATACTGCCTTTCCAATGGTGGATTGCCACCTTAAGGTTTGTGATCCTGCGTTTCGTTGCTTGTTCTTCTGGCGTAAGTTCGATTTCCATGAAAAAAGCCCTTTAGGGGTGATACAGTCGCGCCCCTGAGTATCCCCAGGGCTGTACCACTTCTAAAAGGCTTGATCTGGCGCGAACAGATGGTGAGATTGTATAAGGGTTTACCCCACTTGTCAAACAAAACAAAGTAAGTTACATTTCGAGCGCCAAGACGCATGGGGACTGCTTGGTTCGATTCCGAGGGTGCGAGGGAAAGTCAAAACGGGTAATTCCCGCCTTGCACTGTGCAGGCTTCTCAGTCCCCAGCCGTGTTGGTGAAAGCAAGGTACTTAAGCACAGTGAGAGGGCTTGCCCGTTAGGATGTACCAGCGCCTGGAGCCGCTTAGGGCCACCAACAACCTATACTACTTCCTTAACTGGGTAAAGTATGAATGTGATTGATGCACTGCCAAACAACCTGAAGAAAAAAGGGCGGCCCAAGGGGTCTGTGAACAAGAAGTTCACCATGACTACCTATGCCGATAGGCCAACTGCACTTCTACCCAAGACTGAAGTTCAGCGCATCAAAGAACTCAAAGACCTCCTGATAAACAGTGCAGGTTCCAATGTTGTTCACAAAGCAATTGAGATTGCCATGAATGACGAACACCCTGCCCAAGCCGCTATGCTCAAACTGTGTATGGATAGGATGCTTCCTGTCAGCTTGTTTGAGAAAGAAGGCAAACAGCGTTCTGCTGTCAACATCACAATCAGTGGCATTGGTGGCGTGACCATTGGTGACAATACAGTAGAAGCTGAAGATATAGAACCCAAAAATGTCTGACCTTAACTTTGCGCTCCTGCCTTGGCAACAGACTGTCTTTGCTGACAAAACAAGGTTTAAGGTTGTGGCGGCTGGTAGGCGTTGTGGGAAGTCAAGACTAGCGGCAACCACACTCATCATCGAAGCATTGCGTTGCCCAGCAGGAAGTGCAGTTCTATATGTGGCTCCCACCAATGGACAGGCGCGGCAAATTATCTGGGATGTTTTGATGGAGATTGGGCGTGATGTGATTCAGTCGAGCCACATCAACAACATGGATATAACCACCATCAATGGCGCAAAGATTTATGTTCGTGGTGCTGATAGACCTGATACCTTGCGTGGTGTATCTTTGACCTATGCGGTACTAGACGAGGTTGCGGACATTAAGCCTGAAGCCTGGGAACAAGTTATCAGGGCTTCTTTGTCAGACAAAAAGGGCAGAGCCATATTCATCGGCACTCCAAAGGGGCGCAACTGGTTCTATGACCTGTTCAAACTAGGGCAGACCGATGATGACCCTGATTGGAAATCCTGGCATTTCACCACCAAAGACAACCCATTGATAGACCCAGGGGAGATTGAAGCTGCCAAAAAAACCCTGAGTTCTTTTGCCTTCAAGCAGGAATACATGGCATCGTTTGACAATGCTGGAAGCGATGTTTTTAGAGAGGAATGGATCAAATATGGCGTGGAACCTGAGTATGGTAGTTACTTCATTGCAATCGACTTGGCAGGGTTTGAAGAAGTGGCTAAACAAGCTGCTAACACGAAGAAAAGGCTAGATGAATCGGCTATTGCGGTGGTCAAAGTCACTGATGATGGCAAGTGGTTTGTCAAAGAGATTGACCACGGGAGGTGGGACATTCGGGAGACTGCCGCTAAAATCTTGATGAAAATGCGGGATTACAGGCCAATTTCGGTAGGAATTGAGCGTGGGGCACTGAAAAACGCTGTTTTGCCCTATCTCAGTGACTTGATGCGGAAAAATAATGTATATTCGCACATAGTTGACCTAACGCATGGCAACAGGAAAAAGGCTGACAGGATTATCTGGAGCCTCCAAGGGCGGTTTGAGCATGGGCGAATTGTGCTGAACTCTGAAGAAGATTGGGATGTATTTACCGATCAACTCTTGATGTTTCCTGCCAATGGCGTACATGACGATCTACCCGATGCCCTGAGTTATATTGACCAACTGGCGGTCACATCTTACTTTGAGGGCGAAGAAGATGATGAATGGGAGCCTGTAGACATCATATCGGGGGTTTAATGGCAACAAATAAGCAAGAAAAGCTAGAGCAAAACGAGTTCTACGAGCCGACAGAGGCAGACAAAGAACTGACTGATTTTGTTGTTGACCATTGCCAACGCTGGCGCGACTACCGAGACACCAATTTCCTCCCCGATTGGCTTGAATATGAGCGAATCTTCCGAGGCCAGTGGGCATCCGAAGATAAAACCCGTGAATCTGAGCGTTCACGCATCGTAACTCCTGCCACCCAACAAGCCGTAGAAACCCGCCATGCTGAGATCATGGAAGCTATCTTTGGGCAAGGTGAGTTCTTTGATATTCAAGACGATATTCGGGATGTGAACAACAATCCCATTGATGTGGGCATCATCAAAGCCCAGTTAATGGAAGATTTCAAGCGAGACAAGATCAGAAAATCCATTGACCAGATTGAGTTGATGGCAGAAATCTACGGCACAGGCATTGGCGAGATCATCGTCAAGACTGAAAAACAGTATGTGCCCTCTACACAGCCAATTCCAGGCCAAATGGGTCAGGCGGCTATTGGGGTTGTGGAAAAAGACCGAATTGCGGTCAAGATTTCACCTGTAAACCCAAAAAACTTCCTTTTTGACCCTAATGGCACATCCATTGATGACTGCATGGGCGTGGCAATTGAGAAATACATCTCGATTCACAAGATTGTTGAAGGCATTGAGCGTGGAATCTACCGCAAAGTAGACATAACGCCCACCTACGAAGACACTGATTTAGAGCCTACCCAAGAGGTTAGCCAGTACCAGGACGAAAAGGTGCTTTTGCTGACATATTACGGCTTGGTTCCTCGTGAATACTTGGAAAACCTCAAAGAAAGCAAAGAAGTTGTTGAGTTATTTCCTGAAAATTCAGCGGCTGAAGACTATACAGACATGGTTGAGGCCATTGTGGTCATTGCCAACGATGGTTTATTGCTAAAAGCAGAGGCAAATCCTTACATGATGAAGGACAGACCCGTCTTGGCTTATCAAGATGATACTGTTCCTAATCGTTTGTTGGGTCGTGGCACAGTGGAAAAAGCATTCAATATGCAAAA